TACGGCTATAAATAAAGCAACTTCAACAATCACTGCAACAGTAACAGAAGATTTAGATAGCACTACTGACCTTGATTACGATGATTTTGTTGTTAAGGCTGAGCCCTACATTGACGGCACAAAGTCATATCTTGACCATGAAGGTGAGGCGCTAAACGTTATTGCTGATGGTAATGTGCTTGGCAATGAAACAGTTGCTTCTAACAGCATTACATTTGATAGATCACCAACAACGTCTTACGAGATTGGTCTGCCATTTAGCGTAGAAGTGACTACTCAGCCAGTTGATAAAGATATTGGCACCGGTACTCGAATAGCGTTCAAGAAGCGTATTGTTGAGATTAATTCAATCCTTAACGATACACAGCATATCAACCTTAATGGTGTTCTAGTGCCTATTCGTGCGTTTGACACAGAAGGTACGTTAGACAATCCAACAACCTCTTATACTGGCATCAAGACACTGTACGGTGTTCGTGGTTACAGTAAAGATGCTACCGTATCTGTAACTCAAAATTATCCACTCAAGATGACATTGCTAGGCCTTGAGTACAAAGTATCTACTAGCGGAGGTGCATAATGAGTTGGGCAATAGCAGCAGCCGTTGCATCGGGCTTACAAGCAGTTAGCTCTATTCAGCAAGGAAGATTTCAGCAAGCTCAGTACAAAATAAAGGCTAAGCAAGCTGAACTTCAAGGTCGTCAGAATGCACTGAACTACAGTCAGCAAGCATTGGGTGTTTTAGAGAATCAACGACGCATGGCTGGCTCATTAGTGGCTCGTTCTGCTGCTGGTGGCATTGACCCATTCTCAGGCTCTCCAATGACGGTAGATCAATGGAACGCATTTCAGGCTGGCGAAGAATACAACTTAGGTCTTGAGAATGCTGACATGGCGATTGCTGGTGGTTTGGCTCAGAGTCAATCACTACAAGCTGCTGGTAAGCAAGCAATGAAGTCAGCATATTTGAATGCGGCAATCTCTGTTGCTCAAGGTGCCTTTATGTATAACTCGTTGTCTACTCCAGGTGCTGGAGGTGTTGGTGCTCCTGTTACTGGGCCTACTAACCCTGCTGTTGTTGGCAGTTCATATCAAATGACGGGAACTGTTGTTGGCACTGGTACTGGTGGAACCATGATGTATGGCACAAACCCATTGGCATTTGCGCCGTAAGGAATAATAAATGGCTTTACCTGTATATCAACGACGCGGAATTATGTATGCAGACCTACCTCGTGTAGAGACTGCAAACCTGCAAGAGAGCGCTAGATCATTTGAGACAATTAATCGTCGATTAGATCAGCTTCAGTCTTTTATCAAGAAAGAAGGCACTGAATACGCCCAAGAACAGGCAATGCAATATGCAGCTCAGAATCCTGTTACTGAAGCTCAGATTGCTGAAGCGGTAGCCTCTAAAGGCGAGCAAAAGTCTTGGTTGTCAGCCCTTACTGGCGGCAATGTTTACGATGAGACTTTGCAAGCTGCTCAAGGTTCAATGTTAGCTAACCAGTTATCGATTGAAGCGCAAAAGAAGTTCCGTGAGCTACAAGTACTAGCTGAGAACAACCAGATTGGCTTTGACGAAGCTCAGGTTGAGATTCAAGACGTTATTGATGGCTATGCAGCCACTATCTCTGCTTTCAGCCCTGAAGCCTCTATCAAAGCTCGTGCTTCTATGGCCACTGCTGGTAACGGTGTCCTCAAGTCTGTTGCTGAGAAGCAGTCTAAAATCTTTGCTGCTAACCAAGCCGCTAAGCTAGACGAGGATATTTTCTCAGTTAGACGTTTTGCAGAAGATGAGTTCTATCGTGGTGATTCGTGGAATCCTACAACTCAATCTCTCATTCGCGCAGAAGATCGTATTGGCGCTATTTTCAATCCTATTGAAGAGCAAGCAGTAGCAATGGGCCAACAGGGTCGTTTACCTAAGTTACTAGAAGCTAAGCGTGAAGCTCGGATTAACGGTGTTACTCGTGGTTTGTTAGATGAGAAGTTTGCTGCTTCTCCAACTAAAGCCTATCAGCGCATCATTAACAATGATCTTGGTGAGTATGAAAGCTCTTGGGCTGTTATGTCTGATGATGAGCGAGACAAGGTTAAGTCTAAGTTTATTAAAGAGATTGCTGACCGTAAGAAATTTTCAGACCAGGCAGAGAAAGAACAGAAAGAAAGCTATAAGCAAATTTCTATTGATCTGATGCGTGAAGCTGAAACTGCTGATCCTACTCGACAGAAAGAGATTGCTAACGAGTTATGGCAAAACAATTCTGATGCTGGCGAGATGGTGACTCCTCGAACTTATCTTGAGAAGTTGGCTGAAGGCAAGATCGGTGAAGAGCTAGATAACGCAGAGCTAATCTTTGAATTAGAGACTGCTGTTGATGATGGCATGATGAATGATGAGGCTATTAAGTATCTAGCGCAGAATAATCAGATTAACTGGACTCAGGCTCGTAAGCTGCAAGATCGTATTGTTAAAACTGAGAATCGTGAGATTCGTGCAGCTAACCGTCGCATTGTTGCTGAGATTGACAAGCTACCTCTCAAGCCACAGCAAAAGACACAAATGAAGGCTGAGCTAAAGTCAGAAGTGTTAAAGGCTCCACCTGATGTTAATTTGCAAGAATTGATTGATGTAGCAGTGCAGCGCAAAGTCAACTCTATTGAAGCGCAAAGAGCTACTTCTGTCCAAATGCGTATTGCTGCTGCGTTACGCAAAGTATCAGCATTCTCTGATTTAGAGGATACTGAGCTTGAGTCTAAAGCGGCTGAGTTAATGCAGAATCCAACACTGATAAAGAATATTAAGATGGATGATAGCGTTAGACGCGCTATCAACAATGCTATTAAGAGTCTGGAGCGATAATGGAAGATAACCTCGACAATATGTTCCTTAACGATTGGGAACGTTCTATTGGCTTCTCAAGTGAAGACCCTTTAACGGTATCAATGCAAGGCATTGAAGTTCCTACAGATGATTCTGTTGGCGCTTATGCTGAAGGTGTAGGTCGTACTTGGGGCGAAATGCTTCGAGGTGCATTAGCTGGCACATTGGGTGCTGGTGGCGATATTGAGAGCATATTCTATGGAATCAAAAACATTATTGACAGAGAGGCTGGTGAAGGCGCTGCTGACGCTTTTTTAGCTGGCATGGCTGAGCCGACTAAACTTTATACCACCGAAGAAGTTAGTGAGGCTATGCCGCAAATTCCAGGTAATGAAGATCAAGAAGCAGCAGCCGCTATTGGCGAAATGCTTGGCCCTGGTGGTGTTGTTAATGCTATACGCACAGTCGTTAAGAAAGGCCCTAAAGCTGTAGCACAGGCCGGTGGCGCTGGTGCAGCAGTAGTGGCTCCGACAGTAGAAGGTGCAACCAATCAAGAATTCAATCAAGCATTAGCTGATCAAATGGAAACTTGGCATGGTGGCTTAGCAGTTCCTACTGCTGATGCTAGAGAAGCTAATAAGCCAGAAGCTCAACGATCTAAAGACATTGGTTTTGGCCACAAGATTACTAAAGCTGAAGAGCGTTCAGGCAAGATTCACGGCATTCCATTTAAGGATGCTCAAGGTAACTACATTGAAATCTCTGAAGCTGATGGATTGAAGATTCTTGAAGCTGATATGCAGAAGAATGTTACAGCAGCTAGAAAGCACTGGGATGGAAAATTAGCGAATATTGCTACATCTTGGGATCAGTTAGGTGAGCCATATCGTCAAGCATTGTCATCTTTAGCCTACAACGTAGGCGGCACTAAGGCTGGTAAAAGTTGGACTGCTGTACTTAAAGCTGCCGCAGATCAAGATGTAAAGCGTTTCGCTAAAGAAATGCGTCGTAAAGATAATCGCAAGTATACTGCTGGAATGGATAATAGAGTGGCAAAAGAGCTTTATTACGCAGGAATAATTAAAGGTTTACGCGATGTGCAAAATGAATTGCCATTAGCAGACGCTAACGTAGCAGGAATCCCACAATGATCGAGAATATCGACCCATTAGTAGACGCTTCAGCAGAAGAGCAGCAAGATGCTTTGATTGATGGCGTAATGACCGAAGACTTGTTGCCAGAGGTTTCTGACATTGCTCAGGTTGGCCTTGAAGAAGCACCTGAGCCAGAAGAGACAGATGTGGCTATCTTGGGTATGGGTAAGCTAAAGGATGTTCTTACCAAAGCACCTAAGCGTACTAAGGAAGACCCTAATCTAGTTGGTAAAACTGAGATAGAAGAGCCTGATCAAATTGTTCCGACATCAGGCGCAGTTGAGGGTACTCCACCTGAGACTATCTTTAACCTCAACAAGATTAATGGCCCTGATGAGCTAAAGCAGCATATTGATCAGGTAGCTCAGGCTTCTGGCGCAGGTCAGATTGAGAAGATGGATTTCGGTCAGCTTACTAGCAAGATCGAAAAAATGGGCTATTCAGAGTCTTTCGTTAGAAAGATCATTAACCCTAATGCCAAGCTAAATGCTAATCCTGGTGAAGTGTACAAAATGATGCTTGCATTAACGGATGCAGGTAAACGCTCACATGATCTCGCTAAACGCATTGAGGCTGGCGATGTTTCAGATGAAACTCTAGTTGAGTTCCGTCAAGCTGTAGCTCTTGAGGGCGCTATTGCTCGTGGTGCTAAACGCAAGCAAGCTGATGTTGCACGATCTTTGGCTATCTTCAATCAGGCGCGTGAAGCAGACGTAGATCGTGGATTCCGTCTTGATGAGGTCTTAGAAGCCTCTGGTGGACGCGGAGACGCACAAGCACTAGCTAAGGCTTACTTGAGCGCTGGAGGCCCTGAGAAGGCTCACAAGCTCGCTGAGCGCACTCTTGGTGGTCGAGTCAAGGATATTTGGATTACGACATGGATTAACGGCATTTTGTCCTCTCCTGTCACCCATATTAAGAATATGACGGCTAACGCAGCTTATGCAGGCTTGAACCTCGCTGAGAAGCAAACTGCTGCATTGATTGGCAAGACTCGTAACATTCTATTCAACTCACCTGATTACATCCGTCAGCAGGAAATCTTTGTTGATATGTACAGCATGGGTCAGGGTATGCGTGAAGGCTTAGCTCTAGGCAAGAAAGCCTGGACTGAGAATAAGCAGATTACAGGTCGCTCTAAGCTAGAAACTCGCACCGTTAGTGATCCATTTGCTATTGAGGTTGCTGATGACGCTTCTGATTTCCAGAAGGCTATGGCTAAAGGTATGGGGTATTACGGTAAGTTCGTAACCATGCCAGGTCGTGCATTGATGGCAGAAGACGAGTTTTTCAAGGCATTCAACTATCGTCGTCACCTGAATAGCTTAGGCTACCGTGAATATGTTAAGGCTCGTAATGAGTTCTTAGATATGGGTGATGATGTTGCTGTAGCAGAGCAGAAAGCTCAGCAGCGTATGGCTGATTTATTAGCTGATCCACCTGATGACTTGCATCGTCAAGCGATTGATTTCTCTGAAGAGATGACCTTTACGGGTAAGCTAGAGGGGAATTTAGCGTCAATGGAAAAGATTGCTCAGCACCCGCTGATGAAGATTTACGTTCCATTTATCCGTACTCCTACCAACATTGCTATCGAGTTGAACAAGCGTTTACCTACTGCTGTTCTCTCCAAGAAAGTTCGTGAAGACTGGGCTGCTGGTGGCATTCGACGTGACATGGTAATGGCTCGTATGACACTAGGTGCTGGCATGATGTACGGCGTTAGCTCTCTAGCATTAGAGGGTGGCATCACAGGTGCAGGGCCATTCTCGCCAGATCAGAAGAAAGCGCTTCAGGCTACTGGTTGGCAACCATACAGTATCGTATTTGATGCGGGTGATGTATCTGAGGACACATTAGCTGAGTTCAGAAAGTATACAACCGTTACCTCTGGCAACAACAAAGTCTTCGTATCTTACGCAGGATTAGAGCCAATTGGCGCATTAATGGGTATGGGCGCAACTCTTGGTGAGTACAGCATCATGGAGCCTGATGCTAAGAACATGGAAGACTTGATGATGGGTCTTGTTATCGGTACTAGCGATTATGTCTCTGAGCTGCCAATGGTTTCAGGTATCTCTGAAATCATGCAGACTTTCGTGGGTCGAGGCAAAGAAGGTGCTGATTATTACGCTAGTGTAATCAAGCGTCTGTCTGAGCAAGCAGGTGAGGTTGCTATTGGTGGCACTCCTGCTGGTGCTTACAGCTCTCTAATTGCTTACACAGATCGTGTACTCAATCCTGAGCGTCGCATTCCTCGTGCTGATATTGAGGAATATGACGATCTGAATCCTGTAGCTAAGGGCTTTATTGACTCATTAGCGCAGTACAAGTCTCGCAATCCATTCCTTAGTGGCAAAGTGCCACAGCAGTTAGACCCGATTACAGGTGAGCAACTGACTCATGCAGCTTCTAGCGCTTGGATGAGAGCTTTCCCATTCCGCATTTCTGAGCAGAAATATAGCCCAGCATACGATGTCATCAATGTATTTGATGTAGGCCAGTACAAGCCTAAGCGCAAGATTGATGGTGTTGAGCTGACTCCTAGTCAGTACAACCGTTGGATTGAGCTAGCTACCTCTGAGCCTAACGAGTACGGCAAGACCCTAGAAGACTCGATTGCTGAGCTTCCTTACGACAATGCGTTCATGTCAATGGCTCAAGATGATCCTCTAGCGGCTCAAAAGTACATTAAGCAAGTTATTTCTGACTTCTACAAAGATGCTAAACAGCAACTCTTAGATGAAGAGATTGGCTTGGTTATGGGCGCTGATATTAAGAAGGCTGGCAAAGAGATGAAGATCGAATCAAGAATTGAGGCGATGCTTCCATAATGTGTTTTAACTCTATGATTGCTAAGTGTATTATGCGAGCTTTAGGAGAGCATAAGTGACCATTCAAATCTCAGACGTACTACGCCGGATTGTCTATGCTGGTAACAGCACGACAGGGCCGTTCTCTTTCTCATTTGAGATCATCAATGAGGACAATATCAGTGTTCACGTTAATTCAACGCTGTTAGCCCTGACGACTGATTACACCGTTACTATTAATGCTGACGGTACAGGCTCGGTTACGTTGGTTCTTGGTGGGCAGTTATCCACAGCCCCTACCTCTTCTGACACCATAGCAATCGTTGGTGATAAAGGGATTGAGCGTCAGACAGACTTCACAACAGGTGGTGATCTGTTTGCTAATACCCTGAATGATGAGTTCGACTATCAGACCATCTTTGCTCAGCAGAATGCTGATGGTGTTTTACGCTCAGTTAGAGCGCCTGTAACTGATCCTACTAACATTGATATGGAGTTACCTGGCAAGACAAGTCGAGCTGGTCGGGTAATGTCATTTAATGCCACTACAGGCAATCCTGAGGCTGGCCCATTAACGGTAAACTTCGATACGGTTGCTGACAATATCGCTGATATCAATACAGTTTCAGACAACATCGCTGATGTAAATACTGTTGCAGATGGCATCAATGGTGCTGTTTATGTAGAGAAAGCTGGCGACACCATTACAGGTGATTTGACTGTTGAAGGTACGACAACGGTAGACTACCCATTTACCGTTCAAACTTCAGGTGGCGCTAAGTTTATCGCAACTGAGTTTCATGCAAGCCCCGCAAAATACTCAACGAATTTATATTATGTTTCTAGTGGTACTGCATCTAAGGTATTTGAAACACGCTTAAACGGCATCAAAGTAAATGGCAACATTGAAGTAACAAGTACCGTTGATGGTGTAGATGTAAGCGCGATTCCTAGTACTTATGTTGCTGTTGCTGGCGATACCATGACTGGAAAGCTGACGCTAGACGGTGATCCAACAAGTTCTCTACATGCTGCTACTAAGTCTTATGTTGATACGATTGCAGCCGCAGGTATTCACTACCATACGCCTGTTCGTGTTGAATCCCCAACAGCTCTAACAGTTACTTATGATAACGGTACTGATGGTGTTGGTGCGACACTAACCAACGCAGGAACATTAGCCGCTATCACAATCGATGGCATCGCACTATCACTGAATGATCGTGTTCTTATTTATGCACAAACTGATGCGACACAAAATGGTATTTACACTGTTACCACCGTAGGTGATGGTTCTACTGCCTGGGTATTAACTCGTGCAACTGATGCTGATAGCTATGGTGCTTCAGATCAAGACGCTCTTGGCGAGGGTGATGCTTACTTTGTAAAAGAAGGTAATACGGGTGCTGGTGAGCTGTATGTCATGAATACATCTGGCGTGATCACCTTTGGCACCACTGATATTACTTTCACTCAGATTGCTGAAACCGCTGTATATACCGCAGGTACTAACATCTCATTAGATGGCACTACCTTTAACGTAGATGATGCGTTCATATTAAATACTGGCGATACCATTACAGGTGACTTCACCTTGAACGGTGGCAACATCGTAATGACAGGCAGTGAAACTGTTGATGGTCGTGATGTATCAGTTGATGGCGCAAAGCTCGATGGAATTGAGGCAGGTGCAGATGTCACTGATACCGCTAACGTTACTGCTGCTGGCGCTTTGATGGATAGTGAGGTTACTAACCTTGCTCAGGTTAAAGCCTTTGACTCTGCTGACTATGCCACAGCGGCTCAAGGTGCAACTGCTGACTCTGCATTACAGTCATCTGATATTGGTGTATCAGTACAGGCATATAGCTCAGTATTGGCAGGAACCACTGCTTCATTCACAACGGCTGATGAAACAAAGCTAGATGGTATTGAATCAGGTGCAACAGCAGATCAGACAGCACAAGAGATTGCTACTGCCATCGATGATGATGCTACTGCTGAAACCACATTAAAGTCTGCTTTAGGTCTTGGTAGTGCTGCTTATACTGAATCTAGTGACTACGCTACCGCAGCTCAGGGTACGACTGCTGACTCTGCGATGCAGGATTTGGTTGACGATACTACACCGCAACTTGGTGGTGATTTAGACTCTAATGGCAATAACGTTACTTTTGGCGATACCGACAAAGCTATCTTTGGTGCTGACAATGACTTAGAAATAAGCACTGGCTCATATCTGAGTTCAACATGGGGTGAGCTACATTTCGATAATCAAGGTTATATTACTTGTGATGGTGGTAGTTTTACCATAAAAAACGGTGCCGGTGTTATTGGCAGCGAATTAATGGCTAGTTTTGTACCAAATGGAGCCGCTTATCTTTACTACGACAACAACTCAAAGTTTGAAACTTCTGACACAGGCGTAACAGTCACCGGCACTGCTGCAACAGATGGCGTAACAGTAGATGGGGTAGATACCCGAGCACACGCTATGGTCATGGCTAATTTATTCGGATAGGAAAATACAATGGCAAACCCAAATTTACTTCAAGCAACAAGTTCTTTAGGATCGTGGACAGGCGTAATCGTAGGTACTTCGACTTTGCCGATGGGTACTGTTGTAAATGCGCCTTCAACCGATAACGTAAGAAAGATTGTTAGTCTTTATGCGTGTAACACAACAGCATCAAGCATTACATTAGAGATGCAGGTAGATAACCCAGGTATCGAAAGAACTTTAGTGCATGAACTAACTATCCCTGCAAATGCAACTGTAGTGATTATTACAAAAGAAGCTCCAATATATTTATTAGAATCCCATACGCTACAAGCAGTAGCTAGTGCTTCTGGGATTCATCTTAATGTTGCCTATGAGGATTACTCATAATGTTAGCTCGTACAGGCGGCTTCATTGGACATGAACCAGAGGATACTCGTGTAACCGCCTCTGGTGTTTGGTCGTTAGAAGAAGCTATCCGTAGACAAAACGATAAGAACTGGGGTAACTATACGGCTGAGTTAGTATTAGATACTTCTACTGAATGGACTCCAGCAGCTTATGAGCTTAGTACTACAAACAACAGCACTGAGCCTTACGGAGTAAATCGTTTCTTTACTACGGCTGATGCAACCTCTCACGATATTTACATCGGTTTTGTATTACAAGGTAGTGGTCAAGCTTTCTATAAAGACATGACGATTGCGGGTGTTGAGATTAAATTCGGATCAACAACAGAAACCTACAGAGATTCGTCTTGGTCTGGTTGGTCAACAACAACAGCAGGTGTTACGCCAGGAACTAGCCCGACAGGTTTAACCTTTACCACCGTAGCTATTGGCACAACGGCTGAAAGATGGAATATTGATAGGCAGGGTACAGGCTCATCTCAGACGGGTATGGCTAACGGTATTGTTTCTTCACCAGATTTTGACAGTAATTCCATAGGTCAGCTTGGTAATGGTTATTATCTATATGTTGAAAGCTCTAGCCCTACTGCTAACGGTGACACGTTGTGGTTAAAGAAAACCATTACCCCTGCTATTGGTGATGAGATTACGATCAAAATAGCAAACTACTTCAACACAACAAATACAGTGACATACGCGTCTGTTGTAGAAGATTGTATGCAGATTCTAGTAACTTAAAGGTTAGGCAATGAACACCATTATATTCAATTCAATTCGTAACTCTGATACTGGTTTCATTACATCAGTGTCATTTTGTTTCACACATACAAGTGAAGGCAAGACAGTTTACTCTCATCCTTACTTAGTTAGCTTTGAAGATCAGCCTGACGATATGGTTGATTTTGAAAATGTCACTGAAGCAATGATGTCAGAGTGGATTAATAATCAGTTTGAAGATGCTGTATTAACAGCTATCAGCACAAACCTTCAGGACAATATTGATTCACTACCTAGCGCAGCTCATGGCTTGCCGTTTTAATAATGGATACGAGACATGGATATTGAAACAGCAGAACGATTAGCCAAGCTAGAGACGCAGGTAGACAAGCTCATTGAGATGGTTGAAGAAAACCACAAAGACCTACACGAAGTCAAAGATCAACTGACTAAGTGGAAAGGTATTGCCGGTGGTATTGCCATTGCGGTCTCATGTCTATGGGCAGCAGGAATCGCTATCGTTGAGTGGATGAAACGCTAGTGAGCGTAGCAGAGATGGTACTGATCTACGCACTAAACAATGGGGTGTGGAAGATGACCGCAGATGGTGTACCACAAATCTGCCTGAGCGTCCCTGTAGAGTCCTCTGAAGGCAAAACAGAGACTTTCCAAGGGTGTACCGCAGTACCAGAAGAAATGCTCTTAGAATGGCTTAACACAGCCTATGTGAAGGTATGATCGATGGACCCAGTTACCTTAGTAGCTACGGCTTCAGCAGCATTCAAGGGACTCAAGTCCCTAGTGGAAGCGGGCAGGGAGCTAGAAGATTGCATGAGCCAACTGAGCAAGTGGGCGGGTGCAGTAGCGGATATCGACAAGGCAGCGGAACTCGACAAACGCAAACCCTCCCTGTTCAAGAGCTTAATCCCATCCAATGGCAAGAGTATCCAAGCACAGGCTATGGATATGTTCGCTGCAAAGAAGGCTGCTCAGAGACAGCGAGACGAGTTGCGGCAGCTTATTCAATATACCCAGGGCGAGAATGGGTGGCATGAGTTCTTACGGATGGAGAAAGACATCCGTGAAGAAAGACGTAAGACAGTCCATGCTGAGATGGAGAGAAGGCAGAAAGTCAAAGACCTGTTAATGGCTTTAGGGCTAACTGTCTTATCTATTGCTACATTAGGGCTACTCCTAGTCCTAGTGTTAGCCATTAAGAATCAATAAGTTGTAACACTTTCTTAAACTTTTATTGTATATTCTGTTGCTATGTCGAAAGAAATGAACAAAAAGGGCGCTGGCATTCTCAAGCGTATTGGTGTCTCAGGCTATAACAAGCCTAAGCGTACGCCTAATCATCCTACCAAGAGCCATGTGGTTGTGGCTAAAGAGGGTGACAAGGTTAAAACCATTCGCTTTGGTCAACAGGGTGTAACGGGTGATAAGAAGCCTACTGCTAGACAGAAGTCCTTTAAGGCAAGACACGCTAAGAACATCTCTAAAGGTAAGATGTCAGCAGCATTTTGGGCAAACAAGGTGAAGTGGTAATGAAAGGTTTATACGCAAACATACATGCTAAACGTAAGCGCATTAAAGAAGGCTCAGGCGAGAAGATGCGTAAGCCTGGTAGTAAAGGCGCACCTACAGACAAAGCATTCAAGAAGGCTGCTAAGACAGCCATGAAAAAAAAGAAATATTAATGAAGCCAGTCCTGATCAAATGGGTCGATATCGTCTCCTGGTCAGGTTGGAACGATGAACTAATCGAGCAAGGAAAAGACGAGCCAGCAGTATTCTTTACGGTCGGATTTATCCTACGAAAAACAAAAACAAAGCTCACAATATCCGATACGGGTAACGCCATTGGAAACATAACCACATTCCCTATGGGATGTGTGCAGGAGATCGTGGAGCTAACAAGTGGAAAACCTAACCGAACTACTAAAGTACGCAAACGAAAGCCAAGCTAGAAAGATTCAGGCCTATATTGATTGTGGATGCAATGCCACTGAAGCTGGCAAGATCATAGGCGTTCACAGAACTAACATCACCAGGGCAATCAAATCTGTCCGTAGAGCAGCGTCAAGAAGGGGACACTCCCCTGATCACGACATGACCCATCCTGTCCCTGAGGGTTTCAATGTAAAGGGTGTATCCACCTATTATGATGAAGACGGCAAAGTCAGAGGTCAGTGGGTCAAATCACAGGAAGATAAGCAAGCCAGAATAGACGCCCTTGTAGAGCGATTAGAGGCGTTTGAATGGAAGCCTGCTCCTAAGATTGCCTGCAACGTTAAAAAGCACGACAGCGAGCTGTGTACGCTTCTGACGATCACAGACTTCCACATGGGTATGTATGCCTACTCCAAGGAGACAGGAGATGATTGGGATACTGGCATTGCCGTAAAGGAATATCTAGCCGCAGTACAGGAAATGTGTGATGGCTCACCGGATTCTGAGGTAGGTATCCTGAATCTACAGGGTGACTTCCTACACTGGGACGGATTAGATGCTGTTACTCCTACCAGCAAGCACGTTCTGGATGCTGATACCCGCTTCTCTCGACTGATCGATATGTCGCTAGACGTTATCATGATGTCAGTTGAGATCATGTTAGCTAAGTTTAGCCAGGTTAAGGTGATTGTCTGTGAGGGCAACCATGATCTAGTAGGCTCTATGTGGATTCGTAAAGCCATCAAGAAAATCTATGAGAAGAATCTGCGGGTTGAGGTCGATGACACTGACTTCCCTTTCTATGCTCACCTTCACGGGGACATCATGTTGGCATTCCATCATGGACACAAGGTGAAGAACGGTAGTCTGCCAGCATTATTTTCTTCAGAACCCCGTTACAGAAAGATGTGGGGTATGTCAGAATATACCTACATCCATACGGGACATTACCACCATACAGAACAGATGATGGGAGAGGGTGGTGGCGCTATTGTTGAGCGTCATCCTACTCTAGCGGGTAAGGATGCCTATGCTGCTCGTGGTGGCTATCATTCCTGGCGGGCGGCTCATGCAATAACGTACCACAAAGCGTACGGGGAGCATCGCAGAGTAACCGTAACTCCTAAGTTTAAGGTAGAAGATTGATGTTTGGATTACCATTAGAAGCAGTCACTATGATTTTTAGCACCGTTTTAGGTGGTGTTATGAAAGCATGGGGTCAAGCCCAGCAGGATAAAGCTGAGCAATTTAAGATGATGATGCAGCGTAATGAGCAGATCGAAGAAGGTGTACAGAATGCGAGAGCTATGCAGAACCCTAATGCAGCTTGGATTCGTCGTTTTATTGTTATCTCTGCAATGCTGGGCGGTCTGGGTATTGTATTCCTTGCTCCAATCCTCGGTCACGCCACGTTTGTACCAGTAGAAATCACTAATGGATTCAAGTTGTTATTTCTCGACTTCACCAATACAGTGACCGAATACAAAGAGATGTATGGGTTTGTGACACCCGATTGGCTCCCTTACGCTATCACTAACATTGTCGGCTTCTACTTTGGTAGTGCTGCTATGCAACGCAAATGAGAACCATGCTAGCAATATCAGTATTGATACTAAGCGGCTGCTCCAGTAAGGGTTGGCTAGGCACTCAGCCAAGCGACGAAAGCGATTGTCATTTTGATTCTGTTCCATTGTGTATCCGTATTACTGGTGGTAAAGTGGACTAGCGATCTATTCAGATCTGCTCCTTTTAGGCTTTTGGTCTTTGGCCCCTCCACGCGAGGGGTCTTTTTTTACTGATCGTCAATAATGCAAACCGCCTGGTAGTTCACGATAGGTCTGCCAATCACCTCGACAAACTGCTCTCTTGCATCAAAGCATTCATCCATCGAATTGAATGCAGCCATCTTATTAACGTCTACTCGATCACCTGTTAAGGCAATGTAGACCAGTATCCATTTCATCTGTCAGCTCCTATAAACATGATTGACTTAATTAGCATCTTCTAATATACTGTATGTATACACATTGGAGATACACATGAAAAACTTAATCGCACTAGCAGCTCTTGTTGCTTCAGCTCAGTCATTTGCTTTCGTTGATGACACTAACACTAACCATAACGGTTCTGCTGAGTCTAAAGCTACAGTAGATGCAGAGGGTCGTGGTGTTGCTAACTTCACTATGAGCTTCTCAGGTTCAGCTACCACTAAAGGTAATATGGATGCTGACGGTATGATGCAGAACATCTTTGGTTCTGAGTCTACTCCGTACTACTACCGTTAATAATGTACCCACTTTGGGGACTATCGTCCCCATTGTTGGGCCATTGCATTAGCTATCCCCTGGAACGTCATACTCCTAGCCTTAGGACTCTTGTTATCTGAGTACCACTTAGGCAGCTTCTTCCCAGTAGGCGATACATAAAACTCCCCCTTATCTACAATGTTAGTAGGCACTAACAATGGAAGATCGTGTAACCACAAGCAGGTTTTCTTTTGTGCTTGATCACCATACTCCCAGGGCTGAATAATTTGGTCAGGCTTTCGCCACAATGTTGACATAATTCCGACAGGATTCTCGATAGCGTATCTACCTATCTTCTCCCCTAGCTCCACTATGGCCATGAAGAAATCAATACCCTGTTGCTGTCTACCATCTGCTCTTTTAGCGGCAAAATGCTTAGCACCACTAACGGCTAGGTGAGTACAGGGTGGGAACGCTATCATCATGTCCCAGTGCTGTTGCTGTAGATCAAACACATCGCCCTGGTAATGGTATTCAGAGTCATCGTCTGATGGGATTAGGTCACAACTCCAAGCGTCATGCCCTAACTTTCTAAAGGCTTCCCTTACTCTGCCTGAGTATTCACACGCAACTAATACTTTCATAATAATTCATAGGTAGCTTGGTCTAATTTGGTCATTAATCTGAGAGCCATCTTGATGCCATGTGAGGCGTTACCCTGACCTAAGGCTTTGGCTATTTCGTAATCGTTATCTGTCAGGCAGACATTCCGCCTAGTCGCTTCCTGTCTGCCCTTCAGTCTTTCACGTTTAATCATCGACATGACGATACGAAATGAATTCACAGATGTCATAAACCCTTGATGGGCTTACGCCGAATTTCTCAGCAATTTTTTTCCGAGTAATTGATTCCGCTATCTGACGGTGCTTCAGACGTTCCCTGTCCAAAGCCCTCATTAAGCGAACATCATCGTCGCTTAACTTACCACTCACCAAGGAATATCCTCGTCAGCTTGTTTAGCTTTAGCTGGAGCAGCCTGTGGCTTATCCTTCTTAGGCGTTAGATAACCCTTGATAACGGGAGCATTAGGATTAGCGTCAGGACTTTTCTTCCAAGCGTTTACCCAGTACTCATTACCATCTGAGTCTTTAGCAGTACCTTTAACGTCTGCGTGAGTTTCTTGCTCCTTCTGGTCATTCTTCCAGAGTGCAAATTCGATCTGACCTTCTTGTAAAGGCATAGTTATTCTCCTTTTGTAGAGTGAATTAATGATTTGATTGCAGCTTTCTGCTTTGAATTAAAGAGCTTCCAGACTTCGGCCATAGTGTCCTCGTCTTCTTTAAGCTCATCGCCCAGTTGACGTAAGGCCAAACCGTCCTCACTGTCGAGCGCATCCACGAATCCTTTAACATACTGTTGTACCAGTTCCTTATTTATGCGCTTAGGCTTGTCCTCTGAAGGCAAGTCTTCGCCACGATAAATGTAAAGGCCAAGTCCCGTTGCAACTGCTACTGCTTTAACCAGGCATCGTTGCCTAGCGTCACTGATCTGACGGCTAGTGGGATTGACTACTGAGTTATTACGGTGATCCATTACAGGCAGATACATACTTCTGCTGAATGAGTGTTCACCTTCCTTAACGGTTACTACACATGACACCTCAACGGTTTCATCTCGGTAGTAAATTGGCTCACCAAACTCATAGTTAGACTCAGGGTAGTAATCCGCTAGGGTTGCCCAGCAGTCGCTCCATGAGAGGTAAGTCAAATTCATTTTCTTGGAAGTCTTGTCATTCACATTAAGGTGTGACATCTCTTCCCAGACTTTCTTTTCAAAGCTCATTTCTGCTCCTTTTTTTCTATCCACTCGCTTCTCGTTTCTTTAAGCCAGTTTCTTATTGCTATGCCAACATAATCATTGTCTTTCTCACGACCCATAAAATTGACTGGTCTATACTTTTGCTTGTACACAATAGCTTGAACACGAGAACGGCTTAGCCCATACAGTTTTCCAACATCCGTATAAGTCATACCGCTTTCATAATCATGCAAGATGCTAGCATCGCGTTTTCTGTTATTAATATCATCGGTCATCGTTGATGCCCCTCAGGTATCAGTGCTTCGAGTTTCTTCTTGCAGTTTTCTAATGACTCGTGCATCAGTAGCAGCTTGGCATCAGTTAGCTTCTCGTCTGACACGAAATGCCATGTGGTCAACAACTTAGTGATCATGGCGATGGTGTGGAACAAGTCCTCTAAATCAGGGTACTCGTCCACTGGGATTAGCTTGTCGTTATTCATTCATTGACTCCTCTAGTCGAGTAGCAATGTCATTCAAACGCCAGGTCATATCTTTGTGCTGATCGTAATAACCAGCAGAGACAAGATTCCTAATGGCATTAACGGCAAGCCAGATATCATGGTTAGGGTCAACTTCAAATGGCCCTAACGTATAGTCGTTCTCAGTGTAAACCGCCGTCTCTTCGGGCTTCTTGGTACTTTTCAATCCACTCATTTTCTACGTCCTCTTGCACTTGGATAGTTAAGGCACGTTCCACGTCTTCGCGCAGTTCAATGCCAAAGGTTTCAGGATGGTTCATCAAACGCAGCAAGTCAGTTGACATAAGCTGCTCTAGGATGATCTCGCCAAACATTGACGGGTTTGACTCAATCAGCTCTTCAATCGCATCACCTAGATCAATCAGATATTCTGTTGAATCAAGGTAAGCCTCGAATGCTGCTTCCAAGTCAGGGTCATTGTCAGGGTCAATTTGACGATCAGGCGTGTCCCAGTACATACATAGGCTCCACTGTTAGGTTTAAGGTTCGATAGCTTGGTTGGCAGTACAGGATGTCTTCCATCTGTTCAGCACTGTGGTGACGGCCATTGTCAATAGCGTGTCGAGTGCATTTAGCTGCCAGGTCGATAGCCCTGTAATAGTCGGGATGACCATAATTTAGGCGTGTGCTTATTTGGTACATATTCACCTCTTTGTTGTTTGAGCTTTGAGTATAGATGGAAAAAATATTTAATGCAATATCTTTTACAAATTAATTTTTTGTGCTTTAATGCAGCACTCAAACAGGAGAAACGTATGAATTACGAAAAAATAAAAGACAAATTAACAGACCGAAACCTACGAGTAGTTGCCGAGCGCATTGGCATGGAACATTCTAAGTTGTGGCGACTTGCCACTGGCCGAACACAGACCCCGTTAAAGGAAGACTTGCAAGCGATTGCTACCTATTTGAGGAAGTAATCATGGATGCAAAAGACTTTGTAGCCCGTCTTGAAAACGTCAAGACAAAGGGAAGGGGTCAATACCTCTGTAGTTGCCCTGCACACGCTGATTCTGACCCATCTTTAGCCGTTACGGAGACTCCGAATGGCAAGATACTGCTGAAGTGCTTTGCGGGCTGTTCTGCCCTAGAAATTGTCCAATCTATGCAGTTGACGCTAGAGGATTTGTTTCCTGATGCCCATGAAGAGCATCCAATGGCCTTTGCACAACGGGAAATGGCAGCTCGCAGAAAGACTCAGGACAAGATTGAGTATGCAAGAACCTATCTTGGCTTGGTGACAGCTCAGCTTCGAGCTGGTGAGGTGGTTGACGAGAAGGTCATCGTAAAAGCCTACAAGCTGAAGAACTTCCTTGAGGATCAAGGTGCAGCCTAATGATAATTAGACCTAAGAACTGGGATAAATTCCAGCATTACCGAAACAGAACACCACCCTGGATTAAGCTCCATCGTGATGTCCTGAATGACCGAGCCTTTATGTTGCTACCAACCTCTGCAAAAGCACTTGCACCGTTATTGTGGTTGTTAGCTAGTGAGTCCGAAAAAAGTGAAATCAATGCCGATCTCGACGATCTTGAGTTTCGACTACGAATGAAGAAGTCAGAAATAAAAGAGGGTCTGGAAGCCTTGATACGACAGGGTTTCTTCAAAGTTGCTAGCAACGTGCTAGCAGAGTGCTATCAAGATGCTAGCGCAGAGAGAGAGGGAGAGGGAGAGGGAGAACTATTGTCTGCCGCTAAAGCGGAAGACGAGTTCTTCGAGAAGTTCTGGGAAAACTATCCCCGTAAGGACAGCAAGAAGAAGGCACGTCAGGCTTGGAACAAGCTAAGCAAGACGAGCAAAGAGAAAGCCATTAAAGATGCCAAAGAGCGTTATGAGGGTGTGCAACGTCAGTTCATACCAATGGCACCGACTTACCTTAACGGTGAGAGATGGAATGACCCATCACCAAAACCTAAACAGCAGCAGATAACGGATTGGATATGAAAGAACTACCCGACATTGATTTTGAGAAGTATTTAAAACAGCGAGAGAGCGATCTATACCTACAGAAGGTAGATAGACCTACCCAGCACCTAGAAAAGGCCTTAGAACGTCTCTCAGGGACTCTAAAGCCCTATGGTGACACTCTTCCCTGGCATAAAACCCACGAACACTTCCGATTTAGGGATGGAGAGTTGACGTTATGGGCTGGTGTGAATGGTATGGGTAAGTCATTGGTAACGGGTATGACCTCTATCTGGTTAGAGCGTCCTGTTGTCGTGGCTTCGATGGAAATGCTACCTGAGGCTACCTTAGCTCGCATGATTCGTCAGGCTGGTGGTATGAGTAATCCGAGCAAGGAGTATGCAACCGCTATAACGGAACAGCTAGATGGCAGAGTGTATATCTATAACCAAGTAGGTGATGCAGAGCAGGGTAATTTGTTCGGAATGATCCACTACGCTGCTGCTGAGCTTGGTGTCAAGCATTTTTTCATCGACTCATTGGTAAAGATTAAAGGTGTTGGGCCTGATGATTACACTGCCCAGCAAGAGTTTGTGAACAAGTTGACTCAGATTGCAAAGGATGAACACGTCCACATTCACTTGATCTTGCATATGAGAAAGCAGCCGAATGAGTCAGAGATGCCCCAAAAATTTGACGTTAAGGGTAGTGGAGCCATTGTAGATTTGGCTGATAATCTTTTGGTAATTCACCGCAGAACCATTGGTGATCTTGATGACGGTAATCCTACTGGCTTTATTCGAGTCGCTAAGCACCGTCATGGCGAGTGGGAAGGTACTTGGGGATTCTGGTTCCATGAGGATTCACAGCAATGGGTTCCTAGTCCTAAGATGGGTGCTATGCCCTGGCCAGAACCAGGCAGGCAGTGGAGTAAGAATGATCAAGTGGAAGACCGTCTAGGAGGTATTTATGCCTAATGTAGTGAGCTTCAGTGGTGGCAGAACGTCTGCTTATCTTGTTTGGGAGATTGAGCAAAGACGTAAAGCAGGGAAGATTGATGATGTGCATTATGTCTTTATGGATACTGGCGCAGAGCATCCAAAAACTTATGAATTTATCCGTAATGTTGTCAAATACTTTGGGATAGATTTGGTTTGCCTTCGAGCCAATGTGATTCAAGAGCAAGGTAAAAGTGCCACTTACCATGTGGTATCACTAGAGGATTGTAAGCCTGATCTGATCCCCTGGTATGACTACACCAAGAAATACGGTATGCCTCATGTAACTATGCCGAAATGTACTGATGTAATGAAGATTATGCCGTTTAAGAAGTGGTGTATTGATCAGTTTGGCAAAGATAACTACACAACATGGCTTGGCATTCGTATTGATGAGCCTAAACGATTAAAAGATGTGCCTAATATGCGCTATTTGGCTGAATTATCCGTTAAAGACAAGCAAGACATTAATGATTGGTGGTATGACCAACCATTCGACTTAGGCTTGCCTGATTACCTCGGTAATTGCGTGTTCTGTATCAAAAAAGGCGCTAATCGAATTGCATTAGGGCAAAGAGATGAACCTTATCTTGCTGATCAGTGGCGTGACATGGTGTATCGAGATGGAATGCACGTTACTGCTGGCAGAAAAGAAGCAGGTATTCCAAATGAGGCTTGCTATCGTAACTATCAGACCTTTAACGGGATTACAGAGGCATTTGAAGACAATACTCGTGAAGAGCTACTAAGGACATTGCGATCAGCTTCGGGTTCTTGTGAAGAATCCTGTGAGGTATTTAATTGTCAATTGGATATGTTTGATTGATGTATAAGAAGACCGACTTGGCTCAATATATGCTTGAGTGTGAGGCTAGGTATTGGAAGGAACAAGCCCGTAAGAATGGACGTGGCTGGTGGAATGCTCGTAAGGATGCGATTGAAAAGAAGCGTGGAAGAGACGCACTGGAAAGACTATTGGAGGAGATGAATGGTAACGCTTGATGGAAAAGAAGTGGTTGACATTATGATCGATGGGGTTGATTCAAAGGATGCACCTGACTTTTGTGATGCCTTTATTTGTGATGCTACCTGGGCGCACTCAGGCTACCCGTTAGATGAGATGGCTATTTACAGGCTACAGGATCAATATCCTGAGCTAGTGATTGAGATGGCAATGGAGAGTCTTTATGGCGATTAATAGCCGTAATAAAGGAGCTGCTGCTGAGAGAGAAGTGGCCAAGATTATCTTCGATGAGCTAGGGATAAAGGTAGAGAGAAACCTAGACCAATGGCGCTCAGGTGGCTTTGACCTCAGTGGTTTGGATGGTTGGGCCATAGAAGTTAAACGGGCCAAGAAACCGCTACTGGCTCAATGGTGGACACAGACAGTGGCCCAGGCAGAACAAGGTGGGCTACATCCTGTTCTGTGGTACAAGCTGGACTACCAGAAATGGCGGGTTGTGGTGCCGTTAAATCGAATCTGCGATGGTTTGGAATACAGCGGTGGTTTGGAATATACGGCCGAATTAACGCCCCAGGGCTTTGCTTGCCTATATAGGGAAAAGTACCTAATACCTTGAAATAATTGAAAAAAAGTATTGACACGTTGCAATAATTTCCTAAAATGACACTTGTCAATAAGACAAAGCTAAACATTTACCAAATAGGAACATAGCTTATGAACACGGCAAAAAAATCTACTAATACCCGATTACAGGAACAAGTAGACCATATTGTTAAAACAATCGAAAACGGTTACCAGGTAACAGAAAACGATTATTGGGAAGGCCTTTATGAAGTAGGCGATATTCTCAGCGCTTTCGATTATATCGACGGCTATTACGACGTTGAATACTACGTTAATTCAGACAAGCAAACCGTTAGAGGCGCGCGTTTTATGGTCGCTGGTGGTGGCCCTAATATCTTTATCGACACCAAGTTAAAAACCGTTGAAGGGTATTGGTGGTCTGATAAATATATCGCTAGATATTATGATGATCCTATGGGCCTTGAAGACCTGGCTCAAGAATTGTGGGAGTGCTAATAATGATTAAGCAAGAAACAATCCAAGCGTATACCATTGACCAGCATCCCGATAAAGAGGCCGTTTATTCTTGGATAAGGGATAATTGGCATGATTTAGGCGATTTTGCCGTTAATGACTTTATCGAATCATTAAAGGCGCTAGCTAATGAAATTGACGGTAATTTAGATTATTCCGTTGGCCTTTTCCCTGATCGCGGCGAATCCATATCCTTAACTGGCTATGATGATGAAAAGCTAAAAGCATTAAACCCTGATGATTTACCTTTAACAAGTGTTATCTATGATATTTACGTTATCCAGGCGCTAAAGGAATTCAATATCGAGAATTCTCTTAGCTTTCTACATGATGAGGGCGAATATATCTATTCGGATGAAGGGCTTGAGGAGCTCTGCGAATCGAATGAGTATTACTTCACTGAAGACGGGGCATTTCACTCATGACCATTAAAGCATTAGCGGCTATGGGCCTTTACCTTATCTTTACTAGCTTACTTGGCTATCTAGTCGTCCAATTAAATGACGTTTACCCAATGACCTGGGGCCTAGCAATCGTTTGCTTAGTCTTTTGGGTGGTTATTGTCGGACTAGCTGAGCTGGGCGCTTGGCTATTGATTAAGATGGGGTTGTGAACAATGTACAAGCGCTGGCAATCGCTGCCTATCTGCTAATCCCACCAATACTTTTCTATTTGCTATAACATAAGGCCTTCATTTAGAGGGCCTTTTTTTATGCTTGAACCAAAGAAACCGGAAGACTTTAAACCTGAGATAGCCGAAGACAAAAGAATCTATATTGTTGTTCCTTATCGAGCGGCCCAGGATAAGCGCTTTACTATTCAGAGAATGCGAGCGCTATTAACAATATGCTCATACGCTAATCACAAAGGGAATGCTTGGCCCAGCATAGAAAGAATGGCGGACGACATGGGTATATCAAAGCCAACCATGAAAGCGCATATTGATTGGCTTACTCAACGTGGCTATCTAATAACAATCAACAACAGCTATACAGTAGGTAAACACGCTAAGCCTAGAGCGATAGTCTACGATCCAAATAACCCACCACATCCTGACGATTGGCACCAAGCTAACCAGGATCAACAAGACAAAGAGCGACAAGATAAAACCATTAAAGAACATAAAGATAAGTTAGTGCTTACTAACAAATCAAATGATGAGGTATTAGCTAAACCTACTAGTTTGTATCGTGTGTGGCAGGAAGCCCTGGCAGTCTATGGAATATCTCATCAATACGAAAAGGATATATACACCAAGTTAGCCACCCGCTACACGCTCGAAGACTTCAAAAAAGCCACCCAGGTCTTATTTAAATCCCGAGGTAGGCCACCCGCTAGCGTATCGATCATGTTGCGCTCGTAGAAAAGCACCCTTTGGGGGGGATGGGGTGGTGGGTGCGTCGTATCCCCCTCACGCAAAATTTTCTGAGTTTTTTGGGATTGAGTAAATTCACGCAAAATTTTCTGGAAAATCCTTGATCGGGCTTTTTAGATCGTGCAGAGCAATGTATACGAGAGAGGAGAGGGATATATCGTTTGTGCTGTAGTGGAAGGCAATAGGCTAACTCCCGTCTATTCAGGATTAGCCAATGATTATTGGTTGGTCTGACCGATTAATGGTTAGGGAGCGGATGCTCGACTAATGCTTCAGCCTACGTCAGGAGCGGACTCTGTTCGGCTTGGCATCCCATTAAGGGTTTCCTGTAAGAATTATCGTCGTATAACGTTTATCCCAGACTGATAGGGCCACTGGAGTATCTTGGTAGTTTTTCATACCTTAGGTGGCCTTACAGGAATTGCCTTTTAAAATAATTGTACTACTGCTATATTCCCTGTCAATGACTAAAGGTGCTATATGACAAAAAAGAACGTAATACCTAGCCTTAAAGGATATGGTGGTAGTAAGCCCCGTGTCACTGAGCTAAAAAAGAGCAATACCATTAAGCAGAATAAAGAGGCGATAGCAACAGAAATGTTGTGTATGGCCACGACCTCTGTGCGTGACATCATGGATTGGGATGAGTATGGCAATGTTCGCCTGAAGGCGGCCAAAGATATTCCAGAATATGCCCATAGAGCCATTAAGAAGGTGACTTCTACTATTAGCAAAGATGGTGCATCCACCGTAACGGTTGAATTACACGATAAAGTTCAGACATTGCGTACCTTAGCGAAGGCTGCGGGCTTGTTAGAGGTCGAGCAGAACATGGATAAGCCGTCTGTTATCGGCTTTAACGTCAAAGCACCTGTCGAGATCGAGCAAGAAGCGGAGGTCGTCGATGAGTGATGGCTTTCCTGGTGTTAATGTTGATCTAAGTAGTAGTCCTATTGCGTATAAGTTCCTTCAGGATGACTCCTTTGTAACGGGTATATGTGGCCCTGTAGGTTCTGGTAAGTCCTATGTAAGCTGTTTGAAGGTGATGAAGGTGGCGTTGCAGCAAAAACCTTCACCCAATGACGGGATACGTTATAGCCGCTTCGTTATCGTGCGTAACAGCTACCCTGAGTTGAAGACCACCACCATTAAGACGTGGACTGACATCTTTCCAGAGGATACGTTTGGGCCTCTGCGCTGGACTCCGCCTATAACGCATCACATTAAGCTGCCACCAAGAGGCGAAGCGGCGGGTGTGGACTGCGAAGTCATCTTTATGGCGCTCGACCAGCCAAAAGACGTACGGAAGTTGCTATCCCTTGAATTAACGGGAGCCTGGGTCAACGAGGCACGAGAGCTACCAAAGGCGGTTATCGACGGATTGACACACCGTGTGGGTCGTTACCCGTCAAAACGTGAAGGTGGCGCGACTTGGCATGGTATTTGGATGGATACCAACCCGATGGACGACGATCACTGGTGGTTCAGACTAGCCGAGAAGGAACCGATAACGGGTAAATATGCGTGGAAGTTCTATTCGCAGCCTGGCGGCATCATCGATGTGCCGCAAGAAGAGCTACCGGAGAACCCAGAGGCCAATGATCACGTCTTTGGCGCAGGTAAATGGTGGAAGCTCAACCCTAAAGGGGAGAATCTCAAGAACCTACCGCCTGGTTACTACTTACAGCAGCTAGCGGGTAAGAACCTCGATTGGATTCGCTGTTATGCAGAGGGTAAATATACCTATGTACAAGAGGGAAGACCTGTATGGCCAGAGTATGACGACCAGTTAATGTCAACTGAGGAGATCGTACCTGACCCTAACCTGCCGATTCAGGTAGGACTTGACTTTGGTTTGACACCAGCGGCGGTCTTTGGTCAACGTCATCCGTCAGGACAGTGGCGAGTCTTCCATGAGATCGTCACATTTGACATGGGTCTTGAGCGTTTTGGTAACGAGCTGCTCGCAGAGCTGCAAACTCGGTTCCCTAACTACGAAGTGTTGGTCTGGGGCGACCCCGCAGGTCAGCAGCGTGATGCAATCTATGAGACGACGGCGTTCGAGTACCTACGCACACTGGGCCTAAAGGCACAGCCTACGGCAACCAACGATTTCAAGGCACGTCGTGAGGCAAGCGCTGCACCAATGAACCGTATGGTAATGGGTAAACCTGGCTTGCTAGTACATAAGTCGTGCAAGATGGTACGCAAATCGCTAAGCGGCGGTTATCATTTCAAGCGGATCGCGGTGGGCGCTGGGCAAGAGCGATTCAAAGATTCGCCAAATAAGAACGAACACTCACACGTTGGTGACGCATTTGGTTATTTGCTAGTGGGTGGCGGCGAATACCGCAATATGACGCGCCGCAATACGGCTAGCACAAACAAAACTTTTGTCGCACAGACATTGACAACGGCTGATTTTGACGTATTTGGATGAACCCTTTAGACCTGAATCTTGTCTGTAAGTTGCCACCTGGTGTGGTGATCGTGCCATTTATGCGCGAACATCTAAATAACTTTGTGTTGAATCAGCCTGACTTACAAGGACATGATGAGTCTGAGTTACGTCATCGCATAACGACGCAAGCAGAAGGTGGTCAGGCGATTACGGTAATACAGCGTGGTAAAACGCTTGGCATCTTTGGCTCATCACCCATCTGGACAGGCTTAGAAGAAGGTTGGTTCTTAGTGGATGAGGCAGTAAGACGCTACGGTCTTGCTATGACAAAGGTTGCAAAAAAGTGGATTGCGCTTAAATTTCAAAAAGATAGGTTGAATCGTTTACAAATTACAGTAAGATGCGATGATATCAGAGCGTACAAGTGGGCAAAGTGCTTAGGCTTTTCAGATGATGGTGTAATGAGGCGATTTGGCCCCGATGGTTCTGACTTTTTTATGATGGCAATTACAAAGGATTAAATTATGAGCGCTGTAGTTGAAAAAGTTACAGGCAAAGGCAAACAGCCTACAGCCACAGCTCCAGAAAAAGTTACTGCAACAGCAGCGGACACGCAAGCAGCAATGCAAAGGCAAGCCTCTTTACGAGCACGTCGCGGCATGGGTGGTTTGTTTTCTCGTAGTTTAGGCGATACCCAAGATACATTAGGTGGTTAATGATGAGTGCTATATTTGGTAAACCTGACACTTCGGCTCAAGAAGAGCAGTTAAGAATTCAACGAGAGCAGTTAGAGTCACAAGAGAAGCGTCAACAAGCGCAAACAGCTCGTGAAGGTGCTGCACTTCAGGCTAAAACACTTGCTCGTCAGCGAGGCGGTCGCCGTATGTTGTTAGCTGATCGTGAAGATTCAGAGCTTGGTCTTGGTACGGATATCATATCGTGAAGCAAGAAAAGATTGCTAAAGTGATGAAAGAGTTTGCAAAAGGCAAACTAAAGTCTAGCTCTGGCAAAAAGGTAACAAGTAAGAAGCAAGCTGCGGCTATTGCTTATTCTGAGGCTGAGCGTAAGAAGAAATGACACGCCTTGTCGTAAAACGCGAATCGCTTGGTATCAATACTAAGCATACGTCACCGTCCTATATAGATGGCAATGATGAGCAGGTACTAATAAGCACAGCTTACGGACTACCGACAGTATCTACGCTTGAGGGGCATATTATCCAAGGTGATGCCTATTCTGCTGGCGCAGTATCAACCTCATTGGCTGATGGTGCTAGCTTAGATTTAGCGATTGCGTTTGGTTCTGGCGTTGAAGCAAGAATGAATGTTGAAGGCATTAGTGGCGGCAACGGCATGGGTTACTTCTATGAAAACGCAACCGTGTCAGGCGGAACGCCGTTAGGCTCTATCAACTTAGATCGCAATAGTACTAACACTAGCAACTCCGCTATCTTATTGTCTCCTACTGTAAGTTCAACAGGAACAACGCTAGCCCAGTACATTTTGATTGGTGGTGTTAAAAAGAAAGCAGCAGGTGGCGATGTGTCATCAGCGAGTATTATTCTTAAGCCGCTAACAACTTATTTGCTGCGTTTAACTAACAACAGCGGATCAGCACAGCCCGCTGAAATCATTTTGACTTGGTACGAATAAGGAGCCTGCAATGGCAGAGCCAAAGAAACTCACACCAGAGCAGATTATTAAGCGTCAACAGCTTGCTCAATCTCGCAAAGACAATTTCCGTGACTTGTACGAAGATGCGTACGAGTTTGCATTGCCACAGCGTAACCTTTATGACGGTGACTTTGAGGGCAAAATAGGCGGTCAAAAGAAGATGAGTCGTGTATTTGACTCTACCGCTATTAACTCAACTCAGCGTTTTGCTAACCGTATGCAATCTGGCATCTTCCCGCCACAGCGTAAGTGGTGCAAGCTAGAGCCAGGTAGCGATGTTCCACCTGAGCGTCGATTTGAAGTACAACAAGCTTTAGACGTATTTAATGACAAAATGTTCGATGTGTTAAAGCAGTCGAACTTTGACATTGCGATTGGTGAGTTCTTGCTTGACCTGTCAGTTGGTACAGCAGTGATGCTGGTTCAACCTGGCGATGGCATTACACCGATTAACTTTATCCCTGTTCCTCAGTATCTTGTGGCATTTGAAGAAGGCGCAAACGGTCAGGTAGACAATGTGTACCGTCGTATGCGTATTAAGGGCGAAGCGATTAAGCAGCAGTGGCCTGACGCTGAAATTGATTCTGAGCTACAAAAACGAATTGATGATAAGCCAACTGAAGAAGTTGACTTAGTTGAAGCAACTATTTACGACTATGATCGTGGCGATTATTGCTATCACGTTATTCACCCAAAGAGCAAATCTGAGCTAGTTTACAAGCGCCAGAAGTCTAGCCCTTGGGTAGTCAGCCGTTTTATGAAAGTGGCTGGTGAAATCTATGGTCGCGGCCCAGTGATTACTGCGCTGCCTGACATTAAGACCCTGAACAAGACGCTTGAGTTGTTGTTAAAAAATGCGTCACTGGCTATCACGGGCGTGTACACAGCAGCAGACGATGGCGTATTGAACCCGCAAACAATACGAATCGTTCCTGGCGCGATCATACCTGTTGCGAGGAATGGTGGCCCTCAAGGTGAATCTCTCCGCGCTCTACCACGAGCAGGTGATTTCAACGTAAGTCAGATTATTATCAATGACTTACGCATGAATATTAAGAAAACACTTTTAGATGAATCATTGCCGCCTGACAATATGTCTGCTCGCTCTGCGACAGAAGTTGTCGAGCGTATGAAAGAGCTAGCTCAGAACTTAGGTTCTGCGTTTGGTCGATTGGTCAACGAGACTATGATCCCACTGGTTGCTAAGACACTGGAAGTTATGGATCAGAATGGCATGATTACCCTTCCGTTGAAGGTCGATGGCTTAGAAGTCAAGGTAAGTCCTACTTCTCCATTGGCAGCAGCACAGAATATGGAAGAGGTGAATCAGATTATGCAGTTCGCTCAAATCGCACAAGGTATGGGGCCAGAAGGTCAGTTGGCTGTTAAGACAGGCGACATGATTGACTATGTAGCTGACAAGATGGGTATTCCTGCCGCTATCCGCACAACGCCTATGGAGCGTGAGCAGATGATGATGGAAGCTCAGCAAATGGCGATGGCAGTCCAACAAGCACAAATGCAAGGCGCTAGTCCTATGCAATCGGCAGAAATGGCTGCTGAAGGCATGACTCAATGAGCTGGGACGAAATTGAGCCTGACGTAAGCATTCCAGAAGACCGTAAACGCGACGATCTTGACATCCTAATTGCACGAACATTCTCGACTGAGAATGGGCAAAAAGTGTTGGCATGGCTTCGAGAGACTTATCTTGAGAATCCAAGCTGGCAACCTGGAGCTGAAAGCAGCTACGGGTTTTACCGTGAAGGACAGAATGCTGTCATTCGCGACATTGAAAAACGTATCAAGAGGATTAAAGAATGAGCGAAACCGAAGAAGGCGGTGGCCTGTTAGACGGTGTAGCAGCGGAAGCTGAAACACAAGAAGACAGCACAACCTCTGCTGAAGCGGAAATCAGCCATGTGGCTGCTGACCCTGAAGCGGAGTCAGCAGAACCATTAGAGCGTCCTGATTGGTGGCCAGAGAAGTTCTGGGCTAAGGACGACAATGAACCAATGCTTGAAGAGATTGCCAAATCATACGCAGAGCTAGAAAAGAAGTTCCGTGCTGGTGATCACAAAGCTCCAGAAGACTACACGATGGATGTGTTCAATGGCTCGACAGAAGACGATCCTGTTGTCGGCGCTTATGTTGAATGGGCAAAGAAGAACGGTATCAATCAAGAGGCTTTTGACGAGCTTGCATCAGCAGTCTTGGAGTTTGGAGGCAATGAGGCGCAACAAATCCAAGTCTCATTAGAGCAAGAGCGAGCAGCTCTAGGCCCTAATGCAGATGCCATTATTAAGAACATGGCAACCTGGGGACAGGGCTTTGTTGATAAAGGCATTTGGGGGCAAGAGGATTACGAAGAGTTTAAGATTTGGGGTGGCACTGCCAATGGCATCAAAGCACTTCAAAAGCTACGTTCTTCGTATGAAGGTCGAGTACAGATTGAGACTGCTCCATCATCAGATATGCCATCAAAAGATGAGCTATATGAGATGGTAGGCAAGCCAGAGTACAAGACTGACCCAGCTTATCGACGAAAAGTTGAAAAGATGTTCGAACAGGCATTTGGTCAATAGTAAAGTTAAACCCCTTAATTGGGGTTTTTCTTTAAATACTTGTTGCAAGTTTCTGATTCGTGTATAAAATCACCGTAGGCTAATCGCATTAGCGACCCTAAATAGTAGTGACCTACTCAACGGGCGAGTTGTAAAACGCAAGTTCAGGCCCACGCAATGTGGACAACCATAAGAGCGAAACTTTAACCGTAAATTATTGATCAGGAGATCACAATGGCAATTAATGTATCAAACGCCTTTGTTACGCTGTTCGATGCGGAGGTTAAACAGGCTTACCAGGGTGAGTCTATGTTGCGTAATACCGTCCGTCTTCGTACTGGTGTAGAAGGTTCTACTCACAAGTTCCCTAAAATTGGCAAAGGCGTAGCGCAAGTTCGTGTTCCACAAACTGACGTTACTCCAATGAATGTTGATTACTCTCAAGCAACTGTAACCTTGTCAGATTACATCGCTGCTGAGTACTCAGACATCTTCAACCAAGCTAAAATCAACTTCGACGAGCGTTCTGAGTTGGTTCAAGTTGTATCTAAGTCAATCGGTCGTCGTGCTGACCAGTTGATCATCGATGCACTTGACGCAGCTTCTACTTCTCTAACTGTTGCTTCTTCAATCGGTGGTGCTAACACCAACCTGAACATGGACAAGCTGTTAGAAGCTAAGAAGTTGATGGACGCTAACAACGTACCTGCTGAAGGTCGTCATATGTTGATCCACGCTAACAACCTTTCTGCGTTGTTGGGTGAAACTGAAGTGACTTCATCTGATTTCAACAGCGTTCGCGCATTGGTTTCAGGCGAAGTAAACACTTTCTTAGGCTTTAACTTCCACG